GGGACTTCGGCCCTCAAGTGGGGACACTTAAATATGTCTGGAACGGCCACTATAGGCGGTGGTGTCAGCGTTACGGGATCGTCCAGTTTTGAGGGTGCGTCTTTTTCAAGTGGGATAACGGGTACGACTGCTACGTTTAGTGGGGCGTTGACCAGAACTACCGCAGGAACCGCCGCAGCAACGGCTGGTCATAACTGGTATAGCTTGGTTGACGCCGAGAACATAGTAAAAGTAAAGGACGGCAATGAACTTTATTTTGAGAAAGAGGGTGCGGCAAATTACGAGAAGTGGGTTTACTGGGGTGAGGAGGTAGGGAGAAACTTTGACTTGGCCTTCAGGTTGAAGATGGCTGGGCCATCAAGCGGTTATAGGCATTTCGGAATTGCAATAGCGAGTGATGGGAGTTCAACCAACGCTAACTTTGATTTCATAGTTTTTCGCCATTATGTTGGTAGCTCATCAAATAACCAGATAAGAATAGATGTTGCCACAGCCACACAACAATCTCTAGTTGGTACTTCGGTTCCAAATTTTGCAGACGGAACAGAGCGGTCAGTTTTAATACAGGTAAGGAATCAGGAATACACAATAGAGGTTGACGGTGTGCTTGTGCATTCGTTCAGGGCGACTGTTAGAACAAGGCAAAGGGGCATAGTCGGTTTCTGTATATATGAAGGTGCTGATGCCAACACTTGGGCTACTATTCGTAACTTCAAGATAAAGCATTACTCCACTCACAAAACGATGCTGCCACCCACCCAAGTTGGTGAAACAAGGGAAGGAAACGATGGTCTGGTAATAGCGGGGCTGTATTCAACGACCGACCCAGCACTTACGTTCACCACAGGACACGGAAGCGCAGGCAACACTAACACATGGGACTTGGGTGCTATCACTTGTGATGATGATGGAAGCTACAACGGGAAAATGGCTTTCAGGGTTTCGTCTGGGAGCGGACTTAATGCTGGTCGGCACGGTGGGTTTGCCACCGCAATGACGATTAAGCAGACTACGCACATCGGCATCGGCACGGTTGCCCCAAGCACCAGTTACAAGCTGGATGTAGTTGGGAGTATTCGCACAAGTGCCACTTTGTCCGCCGACAGCATTGCATCAGCTACAGGCAACTTCTCTGGGGCAGTAGGTATGGGTGCGCTGACGGGTACTAGTGCTACGTTTAGTGGAGCAGTAGATATAACGGGTGGGCTTATTGTGGCCGGGGCTTCAACGCTGGGGGATGGAAACGACACAACACACGTTAAAGGTTCGCTGGTAGTTGATACTAATATCTACGGGCCGTCCTTGGGTGCGGTTGCGATTGCGGCTGGGTTGAAAGTTAACGACACCAGTTTGTCGGTTATAGCTGGAACAGTTACCGTAGACAGGGCCGCAACTAATAAATTTGCCAACGGAGATTTTGCTAATGATGGAACAGGATGGACATTTGGTTCATGGACTGCCGCAAGCTACAGCTACACATTTCCTGCCTTTAGCGGAAGCGGCGTGTCTGGGTTTTCAAAGGTTTGCAGAATTGAAAGAGATGCATCGGGCGGTGTAGCCCATTTCCATCAATCTTCAATTTTTGCTAATTCCACCGTATTTTCTGTGGGGTTGTGGGTAAGGGGTGATGGAACTTTCCGTATCAATTCTCATTGGGGGATACTCAAGACGTTAGCCTTAACGTCAACGTGGCAATACATGACCGTTACCACAACGAGTAATGCTACAACCGGGCATTTTATCTATTTAGCCGCAGACTTAATCACTACCTATTGTGAGGTTACTGGGGTGATGATTGAACAGGCGGCGACGGCATCTACATTCACAGATGTTACTAGGTCATCTGGAGATATTGTTTTACACGGTCAAGTGAAGTCGCTTGGGACAGGAAGTTCCTATTTCAAAGGTGATGTGTCCATAACGGGCGACCTTGCTGTCAGCGGAACCATAAACCAGACAGGGCAGACCAGCCGTTTGTTTAATCATCCTGTGCCGGGGCTACAAACAATGTCGGCCACGCTGAATGCTTCTACTGTATCCTACATAGATTCAGGCTATAACCTTGTGGCTGGCTACGGTTTCCGTGGAGTGGTGTGGACAGGTCAACATTACATATTTACAGAACACGGCTCAGATACGATTCACTTTTACGATTCATTCTTCCAACAGGTAAAAAACGAGGATGGTGTCCTTTTTGAGACATTGCCTAACTCTCCAGCAAGCCCACACGGGGCTGCGTGGGATGGCCGTTACCTTTGGATGACGGAATATACTGGAGCTACTAATGGGGTGTGGCTTAATGCCTATGACATTTATCATGGAGACATAACCCGTGTTGCCCATTGTCAAATAGACACCGATGGTAGCGGCGCGGGTATTTGTTATGCCGTTGGGTATGCCGAGGGGTTGCTTTACACATTTGTTTACGGTCGGGTGCGCGGCTGGCGTTGGGACGGTGGCGACACCCTGACAATGGTTGTAGATAAGAGTGTATCCACATCTCCCACTACTTGGGCGGCACAAGGAATTACCTATGATGGCTCATATATTTGGGCGACACAGCAGAACAGCAACACATACAAACTGAATCTTGACGGAAGCATTCATAGCACAATCGGCTACACCGCTGGCCAGATGCCACCAAACATTACCGGGTGGACATGGAACGGGGAAAACATAGTCTGCTTTGATTACATTAACAGGGACATCTACATCATCAACACGGCCCAGCGGGTTTTCTTAACGGAGAAGGTCGGCATCGGGACTACTGTGCCATCTACTGTACTGCATATAAAAGGTGCTACAGCAGATTCTGGTAAACTTTTAATCCAGAGCGGAACACTCGCGAATAATAACCGCGCTTCCCTCTTTATGACTGCCACTAACGTAAATGGGAATACGGGTAATGTCAGTATTGAATGTATACATCCAAATAATCAGCAGTCCGAGCTTGTAATGCGTACTGGAGCTACAGATGCAACCACTTTTGGTACCGAAAGAATGCGTATTACTACTGATGGCAATGTCGGCATCGGGACTGATAATCCAGATGCATTACTCACAGTTGGAGGAGTTGATGACGGACTTATTCATATAAAGGACGATGCAGGAAACAATACAATTCAAATTCGTGCAACTGAAGCCACTTATAATGAAATTGATTCGCAAAGAGAATTTAACCTTAGAACAGAAGCAGGAGCTTTAAGATTTACTACTGCAAATGTAGAACGTATGCGTATCGATTCTAACGGCAACGTCGGCATCGGAATAGCGGCAGTTGCTGCAATGGGCGGCAAACTTAATGTAGGGGAGAGGGGTAGTGGTACTGCGGATATTAACATAGGTATTGATAACAATAACAGAACTATACTTTACTATAATGGTGGCAAGTTCACTATAGGAACTAGATATAATTCTACTAATTATTTTGACACGTTAAGGGTTCAGTCGGGGTTAGTCGGTATAGGAGCTGATGCTGGTATTTGGAAGCTATATGTAAACGGCATCACAAAAATAAACGGTGCGCTGGAGTGTGATGCCCTTTCCCCCGCAGCAGACAACACTCACGCATTGGGCAACACATCCCGCCGATGGTCTAGCGTTACTGCTGTGGCGGTTACGGGTGTTACTGGTAATTTCACAGGTGCGCTGACGGGTACTAGTGCTACGTTTAGCGGGCAACTCACTTCCACTCTCGCAAATGGAACACCACCATTAGTAGTTACCTCGGCGACAAAAGTTACAAACCTAAATGCTGACTTATTGGATGGATTAACCTCATCGTCCTTTACCCCCCAAACAACCGGGTCATTCACCGTTGGGGGAACTACCTCAAACTATTATCCTGTCGTCCTTAGTAAGAACTTGGTAAGAGGCACGTTCACACTATACCGGGAGAATGTTCACGTAAATGCGAGTTGGCACGGGGCGGGTAGATTAGTCTTAACCAACATAACATCAGGCTGGGGACACACTAATGCTAGACTTCACTTTGAATCCCACGCCCACAGCGGGCATTTATGGAAGTTTTTAGCTACTAATACGCAACGAACCGATTGTGTAGTTTATTTGATGGGTGCTACCACCTACTACTACAAAGGTGATGACGGCTTTACTCTGTCTGACGGGAACTCAACTGGTGTAGCTAAGGTTCTAGGGAACACCACTTTTGGAATTACCCCAGCCGCCAACACAAGTATCGTATATTCGGGAACAAGCACACCCATCCAAAAGCTAATACAGTATGCATCGGGTCATCAATTCTATCACGGAATTTTTGAGTCAGACACAATAATAACAGGTACAATTACAGCTACGAGTGCTACGTTCGGTGGTGCAGTTTCCCCCTCTGTTGACAACACCTACGCACTAGGAAGCGCAAGCTACCGTTGGTCTAATGTAAGTGCGGTTCTTGGTACGTTTAGCGGTGCGCTGACGGGTACTACTGCTACGTTTAGTGGCAACACAACAATCGGTGCTGGTGCTGCCGCCGTAACATTAGGTGGCGGTTCTGCATCTGGTGCTGGCGCAACAGGGAAGGACTTAACATTAAGGGCGTGGTCTGTAACGAGTGGAACAAATGAGTATGGTGGAGACTTATATCTAGACGCGGGTGTTGGGACGGGTAACGCTTCGGGTAAATTTGGTTCCGTCAGAATCAGAACTAGCCAATCTGCGGCAGCAACAACCTTGGGTACGTTACTAGAAGTAGGCTTATTCCACAGGACGGGACTAACAGTCACAGGTACGGGTGCGTTTAGCGGTGCGCTGTCACTAGCCAGCACGGTAAACAATCAACCCCTGCCTAAAGGAAATTTCCCAACCCCTACTGGAAATGTTTATTTTGTGGATCAAGTTAGGGGCAACGATTCTAACGCTGGAACTGCCGATGCTCCCAAGGCAACCGTTGTCAGCGCAATGGGGTCAGTAGTAGCTGGCGACACCGTTGTCATGTATGCCGGGACATACGACATGACCAACTATTTCACGGGTAGTTCAAATAACATAACAGCCGCTTACTCTGTTAACTCAACCTTTATAGCTGCGGAACCCGGTAAGGTTAAGTGGACTAATATTGAGGAGTTCACCACTACCACAGCTTGCACCATTAAATATTATGGGATTTGGTTTGCTTCTCATTCAGGCGGTTATACGCACTTAACGGGTAATCAAGGTTCAACTTCAAAACGCTATTATTACAACTGTTTATTTCAGGGGCTTACAAACACTTTAACATGGGGTTATTCTGGTGAAACCTATATGTACAACTGTGCTGTAGATGACTCCTTTGATGCCAGTTACAGTACCGCCAACGGTGTGTTTCAAAACAACGCAGTTACAAGCCAAATAGCCAATGTCAACGGCCCGACCAGCAACACAAATCTGGAATACATAAAGTTCCAAGGTTTTGATATCATCTCTTCTCACACTTGGAGAAATGCTGGAACAGGGACTAACCCAGATGGATCACAGGCTCACATAGGGCTTTTTGGTGGGCCGTATGCGTGGCCTGATAGTCAGTCTGCCGCTCATACTTCCACCCACAACCATTCCTATTTTTTGGCAGACGGTTCGGCAGATGATAAGGCGGGTTTTATTTACAGAACATCATCAACCTCTGGCAACAGCTTCAAGGAATTTATCTTGGGTTCCCCGTGGTGGCAGGGCAATGATGGTAAATTTAGAATCACTTTACATACCCCCGGAGTATCTACCAGTTATTTACTTACCCTTGAACAAAATGGTAATTTAGGCGTCGGGGCCGATCCCGGTAATTACAAGCTGTATGTAAGCGGCGACACAATGCTGAAAGGTGATGTGGAGGTGGATGACACACTTAAACTAGGCTCCGTTCCCTCAACGACTGCAAATGCCGCTGTACCTATACTGTTCCGACCCACAAGTCAGATAATTTCAGGTGATTCTGTGTTTACTTGGAATCCTGCGGAAGATTCGTTGTACGTAAACGGTACAGTAATAACTTCAAATTACATTCGCTCTACTGGCTCAAACTCAATGAAATTTGGTTCGGCTAATGGTGGTGTGATTTTGGAACTCACATCAACGGCATCAGCTACCATTTGCCCGGTAGGAACCAGCAACGATGGCCTGACCATAGGGGGGCTTTACTCTGGCACAAGCCCAGCACTTACGTTCAGAAGCGGACAGTCAAGCACAGGAAACACTTGGGACATGGGTGCTATTAAAGTGGATGATGATGGCAACTATAACGGAGAAATGCAATTCGCAGTTTCATCAGGTAATGGGCATCAAACCGCCCGTCACGCAAAATTTCTCACCGCCATTACGATTCGGAGTACCACAAACGTCGGCATCGGTACATTCTCCCCCGGCAATTACAAGCTATATGTAAACGGGAATGCTTGGGTGCAGGGTTCCCTTGAAAGTTCTGGGCAACTTAAAGCGGGAACAAGTCTGGCAATTGGCTCGGCGGGTTCTGGGGGTTACACCTTGCCAGCTACAGACGGAACCAACGGCTACGTCCTCAAGACAAACGGAAGCGGAACGGTAGCTTGGGCGGCTGACAGCAGCGGTGGTGGTAGCGGTGATATAACGGCTGTTACTGCTGGAACAGGGCTTACGGGCGGCGGCACTTCTGGGGCTGTGACGCTTGATGTGGCGGTGGGTGACGGCCTTGTTGTGAGTGCCAATGCTGTAGCGGTAGAGTATGCTGGCACAAACAACATTATAGAAGAGGCGGCCACAGGGACAGACCCGCATATCACAGAAGATTATATCCTTTACCTAGAGAACGGAGCCAGCACAGACGTAGTTAAGAAGTGTTTAATTAAGCATCTCCCGGTAGCAAGGACTTCCACATTTGAACCAGACTCATCCTGCGGGGGTACGCTTAAGCTATTCAACGGTGCGAATGTTCTACAAGACTCAACATCAATAACACTATCCGGGTGTGGCGGGAATGGAGGCTCAGGCTCATAATGTTAAGTATTAAACCAGAAAATCTGACAACCCAAAGGGACGGGTTGCTTGCGGAGGTACAGGCTAATGACGATTGGGCGTTGCTCAACGGTATAGGGGCCTTGCCAGCAAACCTGAAGTTTGACTTGATCCATGAGCGGATTAACGAGGACATTTTTGTGGAGGGCGATTCAATAAGTGTTTTCATCAAGCACAAGACTACAGGGAACATGACACAGGAGAACGGAACTAATGTCCCCTTTGACAAGCACGAGGATTTATCGGAAGACATGAGCCAATGGCCAGAGGGACAGGAGGCTAACCTGTACGAACAGGCGTGGGGTACGGGGTACGCGGATCAACAGAAACTAATTGCCGAGGTATTCTGCCTACAGAAAATTAAAAATGCCATCTCCTGATATAACATACGAATGGGTTCAGCGGCGACCAGCCATGAGTTGTAGTGATGATAACGTGTGCCAATGGTTGCTGCATCTCCGCGCTGAAAGGGGTGAGGCTGCCAGTTATGTGTCAGAGGTGGTTCCCCTGTCAGGAACCCTGAAGCCCGTGGGAGATTGGAAGCCATCAGAGATAGAGGCGATGAGCGAGGCATATCGCAGGATAAACAAGTGGGACGCTATGCTGGCCAAGGACATTGAGGAACAGGAGAATGCACCCCGAAGCGTGGACGGGTGGAATGAGGAGACATTAAGCGTTGATTCCTAAAACCATACATCAAGTTTGGGACGGGCCGATGCCACCGGGAATACGGGAGTGTATGGATTCCGTCACTAGAGCTATGCCCGACTATGATGTTGTGGTTCACGGGGTGGCGGACATGGACGAGCTAGTGCCAGAACGGGGTAGCCTTGTGGAGAGAACCAACCTGTACCGCACCCGACTGTTGTATCGTCATGGCGGGTGGTGGGTGGATTCCGACTGCTATGCCCTGCGACCATTTAACTCCGACAAGCCTTACTCATTTGGCGCACAGGAAATGGCAGGGGCAGCGGTGGATTGGGCGTTTGGTTCCGAGGCGGGGAACCCTGATCTAACAGGTTTTATACGGCGGCTTGGCCCAAAAAGGCTACACAGACGATCTAGCGTTGGACTGCCCGCTCTTGTGTCGTCGTTGGGAGAACACATGGCCAAGGAACTGGGCGGCAGAAAGCTGGAGCCATCTCATGTTTACGGTAGCAGAAGGTTTTCACGCCGCCCCCCCAGCAGTTTGCTTCCAAAGAACGCCACCTTGATACATTTATTTTTGGGATCATGGTATCGTAAGGGCTGGCGGAAGGGGGTCATGGACAAGGTGAAGGAGGTAGTGAGATGGTAAAAATCTTCGGAATAGGCTTATCAAGGACAGGCTCGCTTTCCCTTCGGGATTATATGAGTGCGTCTGGGTACAGTTCTGTTCATTATGTTATCAAGCCGCATTGGCTTGGGCTTCCGCAGGAGATTGTAAGGTTTTGCGAAGGGCATGATTTCATAAACGATGCGCCTGTGTCTATTTACTTTGAAGAACTGTCCCAAGCCTTCCCCGGTAGCAAATTCATAAACACCACCAGAAATCTGGGTTCATGGTTGAAGTCCTGTTCTCAACACTTTGTTCGCAACCTAAAACAGAGAAAGCCGTGCAGGGCCGCACTCAAATACAGAGAGCTACTGTATGGTTGTGATGGATACAACAAAACCAAGTTCACCAAAGCCTTTCATCGGCACAAACAAAAGGTTTCCAAGTTCAGTAAAAACAACAACGTGCTTACCCTGCGCCTAGAACTAGAAGACCAGCGTAAGATCGGCCTGTTAAAAACCTTTTTGGGTGATGATGACTTGTCGCCTCGCTATCCTCATGTGAATGATCTGGCAGACAAAGCCATGCGACGGGCGGGACAAGAGGGGACAATGAGATGGGTGTAACGTGTTCAAAATGCGAGAAGGTTTATGAGGAGACAGAGTTGATGTGGGTCAAGGTTGGCGGTAAAATGAAACTGTTGTGCCGAAACTGCAAAAGAGATAGGAAATAAATTATGGGAAATGTATACAGATGTGTAAGGCTGGAGCCATTAGTGTATCCAGAGGGCCACGCCCACGCGGGTAAAGTCTGCGAGGTAGTGATTGGGTTACAGGCACGGGACGAGAACGCCGCAGAGGACGCTCGTTGGCCGGGTTATGTTGACGGAGTATGGCGTCCAGCGGACATGAATAAATGCCCAGCGGTCAGCACTTGGCGAAACAAGGCAGCCGCCGTGGTCAGTCAGATGGCTGCGGACAATGGGTGGATAGCCAACCTTGATTCCCAAGTGGAAGCTGACAAGGCTAGGGCAATCCCCGCGCCAGAATGGGTAGCCCCAGAGGTGGTGGTGGATACCACGGTAGAGCCAGCGGAGGGAAGCCCTGCTGCGCCGAAGCCAGAACCCGATCCGCCAGTTGAGCCACCAGTTGAGCCGCCTGTGCCAGAGCCAGAGCCAGAGCCAGTTGAGGAAGACCCTGAAGTGGTGGAGGAAGGTTGATGTGTCTCGCAGGAAGCATAAACAAAAGCCCAAGAAAAGACGGCGGAACAAGGGTTGTCACAAGCCCAAGTTTCTTGATAGAATAACCCCGCTTATGGCTGACCAGAACAACCAGAACAAAGAGCAGTTACAAACTGCTACACAAATTCTAGTGAACGCAGCATCCCAAGCCCGCTTGACCGCTGCCGAACATGACCAAGTTAGGCAAGCCGCCCAGATTGTGGCTACTGAGCTTGGCTTAACGGGGCCACCAGATTCACCCCAGCCTGACATAGTTATGCCAGAGCCTGTGGTGGAGGAGAAACCCAAAGAATGATCAATGGGCTGGCTGGATGACATCAAAGTGGTTTTAGCGTCCTCCGCTGGCATCGGAAACTGGTGGATGGAAATTGATATTATCTTAAAGCTGTCCATAAGCCTAGCTACCCTATTCTACATAGTGCTTAAGTGCCGCCAGTTATTGAAACAGAAATAACATGAAACGTATCCTGATTGTCGGGGCGTTGCTGCTATTTGCAGTCAGCGTCAGTGCGGGCGGGTTGTTCAGCGCAGGCTGGAAACCTAGTCCAAATCTAACCTTGTTTGGCCAGAAGCTCAGTTGGCCCATCCCTTCATTGTGTGTGGGAAAAGCTGCCGGGGTTTTGCCTGATGCCGGGGTTTCCCCGGATGGGATCAACCTCAAGTTGCCGTACTTTGCGCTGACCATTCCATTCCCCAGCCTGACGGTGAAGATGGGGAAGGATTCTCCCGAAGTGGAGCTGAAGTTGGGGGAGATAAACAAGACGGAACACAAACACAAGGAGGCTGAATAATGCTGCGTAGCAAGACAGTTTGGGCCGGGGTTTCGGGGATTTGTGCAGCCCTCGCCGGTTACTTTACCGGGGAGCTCGAGGTTGGAGCGGCTTTGCAACTGGTGGTAACATCAGTGCTGGCCATCTTCCTGAGACACGGAATCTCCAAGGTAGAGAACGGCGACTAGTGGGAATCGTCAGCACAATAGTTGCTCTCATTAAGGCCGTTCCTGTATTGGAGCGGCTTTTTTTGGGGGTTGCCAAGGCTTACCGCGAACAGGTGGCCAAGAATAGACTGGATGAAAAACTTAGTTTTATTGACGATATTATTGATCAGCACAGCGGGGTGCATAGCTCCGATGCAAAAGCTGGAAAACGTAAGAAGGCTGGCGGATCACCCGGAGTTTCCCGCCGCAGCCGAGGCGGCACCGGAGTTCACAAGGGAGGCACTAAGAACCGTGGCTGAGCTTGAGTACGAACTGGAAAGAAGGTAAACCGCTCAAAGAGGAACACTGGTTAGTGGTATTTTCCCGGCTGTTGGAATAGCGGATATCTCCAGATCAGAGCTCATTTCCCCAATCAGGGCATAGCTCAGCGAGTCGAAGCTGTGCTTGTTCTGGTCATTAATCACATACTGGCCAGCACTTTTCCCTTTTCTAAGGAACCTCATCATGGTGATGGTGCTGCTGCACTGGGCACTTATGTGTAGCCTGTTCTGCATTAACAGGTCTTTTACCAGCTTCACCCTTTGCCGAACGGACCCCGAGAACTTGGGGGCCCCTATAAGGCTAATCTTGCCACCACTAGCTGCTGCCACCACGCGGTGGTCGTAGGTGTTTGCCGACGCCCGATAGCGGATCATCGAGGACATGTCAGACCAATGGGTCCACCTGACTGGCCCCCCTATGTAGGACTCAAGGGTTTCTATTTTGTCCATAGCCTCACCTGTGAAGTCCTCGATGGATATGTCCGCTTTAAGCACAACCAGCTCGTCAATCACGGCCCAGCGGCTGCCGCTCATGGTGCGGACCTTTTCCAATATATGGAATGAATGGTTCCTGTCGCCAAGGTCCCACCCCCCAATGAGCTCGGTACAGCCCTCGGATGGGAGGATAACTTCCCACTCGCCCTCTATTGGAGAGGAAGCATCGCCTATAACGTGGAGGTCATGCTTGAACACCTTCCCAAAATGGCTGTCGCTACTACTGGCTGTCCACTTCCCCAGTACATACCTATCATAAAGCTCCGGGTCTGGCCTGAATGTGGCGATCAAATCCTTCCTGTCGTGATCTGTCAGGTATGGGTTGTCTTCGACCATCGCCTCTATTATCTCAAATTGCTCCGCGTACTCCGGGTCTGTGTGCTCTTTAGCGAAGGGGGCCTCGTACCAGAGCTTGTAAATCCAGCTTTGGGTGCCCTCCTCGGCTGGGTTTGTGTCTCCGATCCACTGGTGCCTCCCATATGGGAGTCCCGGGAGCCTTAATTGTCCTTTACTTATGGAGAAAACACAGCTATCTT